AAACGGTATTTCAGAAAGAACTTATGATATAAAAGCATTTTCTCAATCACCAAATGGTGTTGAAAAAAGAACCAAGTATATGGAAGCTATACTAAGTGATATGGAAATGCGAGAATTTAACCAAGAGGTAGAATCTAGGTTTAACGTTAACATGAAAGAAACCAATATAGCTAACGAAGACTTACCAGAGTCCAATGAAGAGCTAGGTATTCATATGCAGTTAAACTATAAACAAGCTGTTGAACTAGCCGAAGAACAAGCATTAAGTGTTTTGTTTGAGGGTAATAAATACGAACTAACTAAAAAAAGGTTTTATCATGATCTTACCGTTTGTGGTATTGGTGCAGTAAAAACTGCTTTTAACACCTCTGAAGGTGTTGTAATTGATTACGTGGATCCAGCTAACTTAGTTTACTCTTACACAGACTCACCTTATTTTGATGATATATATTACGTTGGAGAAGTTAAATCTATTCCAGTAAACGAATTAGCAAAACAATTTCCTCATTTAACAGAAAGTGACCTTGAGGATATAATGAAAAATAAAGCTACAAATAAAAATAGTTATAACTCAAGATATTCAGTAGATAAAGAAGATAACAATACTATTCAAGTTTTATATTTTAATTATAAAACCTATATGAACGAGGTTTATAAAGTAAAAGAAACTGCCACTGGAGCTAGTAAGATTATATCTAAAGATGATTCATTTAACCCACCTGAAAACATGGAGGGTGGTTATAGTAGAATACTAAGATCTATAGAATGTTTGTATGAAGGCGCAATGATTCTTGGCACTGAAAAGTTGCTTAAATGGGAAATGTCTAAAAACATGATGCGCCCAAAAAGTGATTTTACTAAAGTTAAAATGAATTATGCTATTGTAGCACCAAGGATGTATAATGGTAAAATTGATTCATTAGTAAGACGTATTACTGGTTTTGCTGACATGATTCAGTTGACTCATTTAAAACTACAACAAGTATTGTCAAGAATGGTTCCTGATGGTGTTTATTTAGATGCTGATGGTCTAGCTGAAGTTGATTTAGGTAATGGTACTAATTATAATCCACAAGAAGCCTTAAATATGTTCTTTCAAACTGGTAGTGTTATAGGTAGATCATTTACAAGTGAAGGTGATTTAAATCCAGGTAAAGTACCTATTCAAGAAATAACTTCTGGAAGTGGTGGTAATAAAATGCAAGCTCTTATAGGTAATTATAATTATTATCTACAAATGATAAGAGATGTAACCGGTCTGAATGAAGCTAGAGATGGTAGTATGCCAGATAAAAATGCTTTAGTAGGTATTCAAAAGTTAGCAGCTGCAAATAGTAACACAGCAACAAGGCATATATTACAAGCTGGTTTATATTTAACAGCGGAAACAGCCGAGTGTTTATCACTTAAAATATCTGATATTATAGAATATTCTCCAACTAGAGACGCTTTTATACAGGCTATAGGCGCTCATAATGTAGCTACACTAGAAGAAATGACTCAATTGCACTTATATGATTTTGGTATATTTATAGAGCTACAGCCAGATGAAGAAGAAAAAGCAGTATTGGAAAATAATATCCAAATGGCTTTGCAACAACAAAGTATAGAACTTGAAGATGCTATTGATCTTAGAGAAATACGTAATATTAAACTAGCAAATCAATTGTTAAAAATACGTAGACAAAAAAAGCAACAGAGAGACAGAAGATTACAACTAGAAAATATACAAGCCCAAACACAGTCTAACACTCAAGCTGCCCAAGCCGCTGCACAAACAGAAGTACAAAAAGAACAAGCCTTAGCGCAGGGGAAAGCACAATTTGAACAAATGAAAGCACAAATAGACGCCCAGAAAATGCAACAAGAGGCAGAAATTAAAAAAGAGTTAATGGCGTTAGAGTTTCAATACAACATGCAATTAAAAGGAGTTGAGGTTGATGGTATGAAAGACAGAGAAAAGCAAAAAGAAGATCGTAAAGACGAAAGAACAAAAATACAAGCTACACAACAATCAGAAATGATTGAGCAAAGAAATAGTGGAAAACCACCTAAAAACTTTGAGTCCGCAGGTAACGATACATTAAGCGGTGGATTTGATTTAGGCGCGTTTGATCCTAGTTAAAATTTATTAATTATTATTATATTATATTATGGAAGAAAACAAAGAAGTAGTTGAAGAAACTACACAAGAAACAACTGAAAAAGTTGAAGAAACTAAAAAACCAAATATTAATGAAGACGGTGATTACGTCGTTGATTTAAGTAAACCAATAGAAAATGAAACTAAAGAAGATAACGCTGACGACAGCGGAGTGGTTGCAGAGTCTGAAAGTACCGAGTCCACACAAGAACAAAAAGAAGTACAATCGGAAGAAGAAACACAAGAAACTCCAGTACTAGAAGAAATTACTGAAAATTCTACTGAAGAAGAGGTTGCTGAAGTAGAAGAAAAAATTGAAGAAGCTGTTGCCGAAGCAGAAGCTACTGGAAAACCATTACCAGAAAATATTCAAAAGTTAATAGACTTTATGGAAGAAACTGGAGGTGATTTAAATGACTATGTAAAACTTAATCAAGATTATAGTAAGTTAAATGACAATGATGTTTTATACGAGTATTATAAGCAAACAAAACCTCATTTAAACAACGAAGAAATTAACTTCCTTATGGAAGATTCGTTCTCTTATGACGAGGAGGTCGATGAAGAAAAAGATATACGAAGAAAAAAATTAGCGTTAAAAGAGCAAGTTGCCAACGCTAGAGCCCACTTGGACGGGCAAAAGTCCAAATACTATGAAGAAATTAAAGCTGGTAGTAAACTCACTAATGAGCAACAGAAAGCTGTAGATTTCTTTAATAGATACAACAAGGAGTCAGAAGCAACTCAAAAAACAGTTAAAAAGAACTCTGATATTTTTACACAAAAAACTAATGAAGTTTTTAACGACAAGTTCAAAGGTTTTGAATATAACGTCGGTGATAAAAAATACAGGTTTAATGTAAACAATGCTGAAGAGATTAAAAACACTCAAAGTGACATAAGCAATTTTACCAAAAAGTTTTTGGATAAAAATTCTGCTTTAACAGATGCTAAAGGTTATCATAAATCTCTATATACAGCAATGAATGCAGACGCTGTTGCAAAACATTTTTACGAACAAGGTAGAGCTGATGCTATGAAAGATAGTGTTGCTAAAGCCAAAAACGTTGATATGAATCCAAGACAAGCTCATGGAAAAATTGAAGCGGGTGGAATTAAAGTAAAGGTGTTAGGTAATGATGCTAATGATTTTAAGTTTAAAATTAAAAACAGAAAATAAGTTAAAAATTTAAAAAAAATTAATTATGGCAATTACAGGCGTGGCAGCAGCTGGTTATACAGCGGCTCCACTAAAACAAACGCTTGCTACTAACTATATTGACTTTGCTACGGCAGGTTCAAGTGACGGTTGGGCGCAACAATATTTACCAGACCTTATTGAGCAAGAAGCTGAGGTGTTTGGTAATAGAACAATTTCAGGTTTCTTAGCACAAGTAGGCGCTGAAGAAGCTATGGCTGCTGATCAAGTAGTTTGGTCAGAGCAAGGTAGATTACACTTATCATACAAAGCTGTTGCTTTAACGGTATCAACAACAACTGGTACATTAACTTTTGACGCTGGTTCTACTGATGCTGATGGTAAATCAGTAACTAGTACAACTTCAGCTATACTTCACGGTATTAGAAAAGGTGATATGATCTTAGTATCAGATTCTGATGCAACCGCAAGAGGTTATGTTACTAATGTAGCAGCTGTTGATGGTTCAACTGCAGCTAACTCTGGTAAAGTTACTTGGGAACGTTATGATGGTGCAAATATCGCTACTAGCTCTTTAGCTGCTGGTGATGTATCTGTATTAGTTTACGGTTCTGAATACGCAAAAGGTGTTAATGGTAGAGCTGCGGCTAACAAACCATCGTTCACATCTAGAACTAACAAGCCGATTATTTTAAAAGACAAGTATGAGGTTTCAGGATCTGATGCTTCTCAAATTGGTTGGGTTGAAGTTTCTGGTGAAGACGGACAAAGTGGTTACATGTGGTATTTAAAAGCTGCTGGTGAAACTAAATCTCGTTTTGCTGATTATTTAGAAATGGCAATGTTAGAATCTGTAGACGGTCCTGGTACTACTTCTGGTGGTCATCACGGTGGTTCTATTACAGGTACTGAAGGTTTATTTGATGCTTTAGAAACTAGAGGTAATGTAGCTAACACTATGGCTAACATGGGAGACTACGATGAGTTAATCGCTGAACTTGATGCAAACGGTGCTATTGAAGAAAACATGATGTTTATGGATAGAACTACTAGTTTACAGTTAGATGATATTTTAGCTGCTCAAAACTCTTATGGTTCTGGTGGTACTTCTTACGGAGTGTTTAACAACTCTGAAGATATGGCGCTTAATTTAGGTTTTACTGGCTTCAGAAGAGGTTCTTATGACTTTTATAAATCTGATTTCAAATATCTAAACGATGCTTCTACTAGAGGTTTGATTAACTCTACTGATAGTACCAACGCGATACGTGGTGTATTAATTCCAGCTGGTGTATCTTCAGTTTATGATCAATCACTAGGGAAAAACATGAAACGTCCTTTCTTACATGTGAGATATAGAGCTTCTCAAATGGAAAGTAGAAAGTTTAAAACTTGGACTACTGGTTCGGTTGGTGCTGCTACTTCTGATTTAGATGCGATGGAAATGCACATGCTTTCTGAAAGATGTTTAGTTACTCAAGGTGCTAACAACTTTGTATTATTCAAAGGAGCTGCGTAAGCATTTATTATTTTAAAGAGACTGGGATTAATTTCCCAGTCCCTTTATTTTTATTAATTTTATTATATATTATATTATGGCAAAAAAAACAAAAAAAGACTCTTACCAGGGAGATCCTGGTGATGAGCATGTAGCAAAAACTATTGTTGAAACACCGGTTGTTGAAACAAAAAAACCAAAAAGAAAAGATCCAGTTAACAAAGTTGTTAATGATTGGGAAATAAAAGATAGAATGTACAAGTTGACAGGCGATAAACAACCACTATCACATTGGTTTAAAAGTAAAAACTTATATTGGTTTGATGAAGAAAAAGGATACGAAAGAGAAATAATGTATGCTGAAAATCAAAAAACAGTTTTTGTAGATGAAATGAATGGAGATATTCTTAGGGGAAGAATTATTTTTAGAAATGGTATACTTAACGTACCGAAAAATAAAGTTACTCTTCAAAAAATGTTATCTATATATCACCCTCAAGTTAATAAATCTTGGGTTGAAGTTTCTGAAAAGAAACAAGCGGTAGAAGATTTAGAAGTTTTAAATATAGAGTTAGATGCAATGTTGATAGCTAGAGAGATGGATATAGATACAGCTGAAGCTGTTATGCGTGTAGAAATTGGTTCTAAGGTATCAGAGATGAGTTCTAAA